TTAGAGAAGATGTAACTAAAGAACCGTGCATTGCACTGAAGAGACTACCACCGAACATTCCTGCTACACCCGCCATGTGGAAAGGATGCATTAGAATGTTGTGTTCTGCTTGGAACACGAACATAAAGTTGAACGTACCTGAGATACCTAAAGGCATACCATCAGAGAATGAACCCTGACCGAATGGGTATACAAGGAATACTGCAAATGCTGCAGATACAGGTGCTGAATATGCTACACATATCCATGGTCTCATTCCTAATCTGTATGATAGTTCCCACTGTCTTCCCATGTATGCTGAGATACCAATAAGGAAGTGGAAAATAACTAACTGATAAGGACCACCATTATACAACCACTCATCTAGAGTTGCTGCTTCCCAAATTGGGTAGAAGTGTAGACCTATAGCGTTTGATGAAGGAACAACTGCACCAGAGATGATGTTGTTACCATACATGAAAGAACCCGCTACTGGTTCTCTGATTCCG